AGATGCCACTCCCGGAGGACGCGTAGATGGACAAGGACGAGAAGCGCAAGATTGACATGTGGTACTTCCGAGGGAAGCATGGGGCGATCAAGCAGATCCGCGAGGTGTTCGGCTCGGGTGATCCGGACAAGACCTTCACCGTGGCGGAGATGAACGAGTTCCTCGACATGTTCGAGGAAGGCGTCATCCAGACCGGGTGGGACTCGCGCGAAGAAGATGGAGTCGAACCCTGATGCCGTATTTCCCGACCTACCAGGAGATGGAAGACGCCCTTGACCACGCGCGCCTCAAGATGTGGCACACGCACGGCAAGGTCGTTGACTTCGGCGGACCCGAGTTCACCCTCTACGTGATGGAGGGCCTCGGCAAGATGGAGGCACCGAAGATCCTTGACGAACCCATCGAAACAGACGTGGTGCAACTGCGAGAAGAACTGGGAAGCACACCTGACCCCGTGCCCGTACCCAAGGTCACCGTCACCAAGTCCTTCGGCATCGAAGCTTCCACCCGCGAAGGGGCGGCGGATGAGTCGGTCCACGCCTTCGTCTCCAACCGCAACGGGAAGAAGTGCCTTGAGTGCGGCGAGCCGCCCAAGCATGACAACCACAAGATCGGATAAGGGCACGCTCACGATCAACGGCGAGAGGGTCTTGACCGAGTGGGACCTCAAGCTGTCCCGCGAATACGTGGATGCGACCGTCTTCGGTGATGTGAACAAGGACTACCTCGTGGATCTGACCAACGTGGACATCACCTACCACGAGCCAGTGACCGACTTCAACGCTTCGGCGGCGAAGGAGATGTACGACGATGACCCCGTCGCCCTCGCCATCATCGACCGCCTCGACAAGATGGAGCGTGAGGCGGCCTTCCTCCGAGAAGAGAAGGCCGAGTTGCGGCGGCAGAATGACCGCCTCTCCAACGAGTTGATCCGGCGCATCCCCCAATTCAAGGCGGATGACCCGGTCAAAAACCGGAAAAAGGCCAAGAACGCCCGAAAGACGGGACGATAGGACGGAAATTGCAAAATTTCTTGGATATAGCGCCAGAAACGCCGAATAACGCCATATGACCCATTGCACGTGTGATGGCTGCGTCTTCCTTGAGTCCCAGCTCGGTCTTGCCGCGCTCACGTGGGCCGAGCGGTTCGTGAGGGAGGCGGTGGAGGCCGTCAAGCTCGGTGTGCCCGCTGGCAAGACCATCGAACTCAATCTCAACGGCCCGACCGCCGAGGATCTTGCTGCTGGCATGATGTCCGCGCGTGGCAAGGTCTACTGCACGTACGAATTCGACATCATCGAGCTGGCCCGCAACGTGCCAGCCAAGGTCGCGCCGCCCCCGAACTTCGACGCGCTCATCGAGGAGTATCAGGACGACCCTGCCTTGCTCCAGACCCTAAAGTGGATGAAGAAGCGGTATGGCTAAGACGGACTTGACCTTCAAGCTGGAGATGACAGCGGAGGATCTGCGCAAAGCGCTACTGGAACTCGAAGAGGAGAACCGCAAGACCATGGCTACGATCAGTGCGAATACCGAACCGACCGAGGAGTTCTCGTTGTCCGAGTTGGACTACGACGAGCTCCTCGAAGTCTATGGGGACGACCCCGTCCTGATGACCATCTTCAACCGCATGAAGCACTTCTTCGCTGGGGGCCGGGTGTCCGAGGAGTGGTTTCGCATCAAGGACTGGCCTTCGCCACGGGTTGCGACACCTAGCGGCGGATCTACAGGCCCATATCTTCACTGGGACACGTCCACCTGGGACACGACCACCAAGGTGAGCGACACCTTCACCATCCGCTCCGACACCAACTCGGGGACGTACACCATCCACAAGGACGCCTCCGTCAAGTACGACATCAAGTGAAGACCATGCCCATCAGGGAGTTCCTCCGTGGCGGGTATCAGGACCTTGAGGAACTGACACTGATCACCCACCATGGGCGTCCGCTCGCCACATGGATGCCCCAGCACAACGCGAAGAAACGTTCATTGCCACTATCGAAGAAGGTCATGTACGAGGTAGACTCGAAAAGCCCACACCCCGAGCACGGGGAATAGATGGAAACGTACATCACTGCGTCTGCCGTCTTTTGGGGGCGTCATACGCTCAAAAACCATCCACAGTGCGACAGAGATTGCGGTCACACGTGGAATTTCAGCATCACCGTGACCGGCGACGAAGATCAGGAATTTCACGGATCTCCCGTGGATGACACGAAATTCCTCGCCGTGGTCGAGGAGACCGGGCAGGAATTGATGGGCAAGGACATCGACAAGATGGTCAAGCCCTCCTTCAGCAGTCCGGTGGGTCTTTGCCACTGGCTCTACGAACGCTACGCGATCACGTACAAGGTCATCGAGGTGACCGTTTGGCACAGCGAAAACCTGAAAGCCACCCTGAAGGCTTCATAACCGTCCGGGTCGCGGATTGCTTCCCCAATCCGTGGAACCCGAACAAGATGGACGCCTTCACCTACTCGAAGGTCATCGACTCGCTCGTGACCTACGGGTTCATCGACCCGCTCACCATTCGCCCGCATCCTGCCCGTGCGGGTCAGTGGGAGATCATCGACGGCGAGAACCGATGGTCTGGTGCCCAAGACCTCGGTATCGAGGAGGCCCCAGCCTTCAACCTCGGTGCCATCGATGACCAGCGGGCGATGAAGTTGACCATCGTCCTGAACGAACTCAGGGGTCAGTACGATCCGCGTGAGATGAGCTCTCTGTTGGAGAAGCTCATGGAGTCGGAAGACCCGATCGAGCTCGCCAAGAGCCTCCCCTTCACCGACGTAGCCCTGCAAGGGATGGTCGGGCTCTCAGACCTGGACCTGACTCCAGATCTGGAAGTCGCCGTCAGTCAAGGGGAGGCATTGAAGAAGGAACGCGCGAACTGGGTCGAGCGCGTGTTCCGCCTACCGGAAGAGGCCAACGAGGTGGTCACCGCCGCCTTGAACAAGGCCAGGGACGGATACGACGAGATGAACGACGCGCAGGCCCTAGAGATGGTCTGTGCCGACTTCTTGGCTGGTGACTGATGAGTAGAGCCCCCACGTGGGATACCAAGACGGTCGAACAGGAATTCGTCACGGGCGATGTCTCCATCAGGGAGCTCGCCCGTCGTGCTGGTGTGTCCTACTCGGCGATGGCGAAATACGCCCGCGATAACGACTGGAAGGGCAAGAAGGTCGCCTATCAGGCAGCCCTCTCTCGGCGCGGATATGAGGCGATGGCCGCCGAGATCGCGCAGCAGGAAGGTATCATCCGTGAAGAAAGTGTCCTCGTCATGCGAGCGGCACTACGGAAATATGCCGAACAACTCGCAGCCGGCGAGGTGAGCATCACCACGAAGGATGCGGTGGAAGCGGTCAAGACGATCGCATTCCTGCTTGGAGAACCTGATGGACCTGGTAAGCGAGCTGAAGACGCACGACCCGTCTCCAAGCCCGATGCCGACCACCTCAAGCGAGTTGCAGAAGCTGCTCGAAGACGGCTCGCTGACGGAGGAGTTCTGGAAGGAACTGCTATCCCAGGCAAACCGGGAACTCGCCCCAACTGACCCGTTCGCCTACGGCGAGTACGTCTTCCAACTGGAGGCGGCCCCACACCACCGGGAGATGATCGAGTTCTTCCAGGAACTCATCACCACCAAGCAGAACGGCGTCATCCTCGAACCGCGCGGTCACGCCAAGACCACGTGGGCCAACACCATCTTCCTGTCATGGATGGTGGCGACGAACCCGAACATCCGCATCGGGCTCATCAGCAATACCGCGAAGCAGTCGAACGCCTTCAGCCGCGCCATCCGCTGGACACTGCAGCAGAACGAGTACTTCCACGAGGTCTTCGGTGACCTGACCGGCCCCGCCAAGTGGACCGACGTGGAGTGGATCCGCAAGGACTCCGCCCTCCACGGCACCAAGGACGTGACGATGTACTCGACGGGTGCGCCGGGCGCGATCATCTCCAAGCGCTTCGACCTCATCGTCTGTGACGACATCCTCGATGAGGAGAACACCGCCAACCCGGAGCAGCAAGAGAAGATCGAGACGTGGTTCTGGAAGACCCTGAAGCCCGCGTTGGTCCCCGGCGGCTCGCTCGTGGTCATCGGCACCCGCTGGGCCGAGGGCGACTTGTACCAGAAGCTCATCGAGGAGAAGAAGTGGCCCGTGCTCCACAAGGGCGCGATCTTCTACCCGTGCGAGGTTTGCGGAAAACATTTCTTCAGCGAAGAGAAGCTGGAGGAGCACTACCAGAAGCCAGCGTGCTCGAAGGGCAAGAAGGTCTCCAAGACTGCCTTGTGGCCCGCCTTGTGGCCGTTGGACAAGCTGGAGCAGGAGAAGCGGGACATGGGCAGCGCCATGTTCGCCTGTTCCTACCTCAACGACATCAGTGGCCTCATGGAAGGCAACATCTTCAAGAAGGACTGGTTCCAGCACTTCAGGACGTTGCCCGAGGGTCACACCTACCGCTACAAGATGGGCGTTGACCTTGCCTCATCGGAGCGGGAGGAAGCGGACTACACCGCCCGAGCGGTCATCGCCGAGGACGAGAACATGAACGTCTACGTCCTCAGTATCTACCGTGACAAGCGTGAGACCGGCCACCGGGCGTTCGTCCTCGATGGATACAACGCATACCCCCAGATCGAGCGCATCCTCGTGGAGAACAACCAGTTCCAGTCCACGCTCGTCGCCGATCTGATTAACACCACCAGACTCCCCATCGTCGGCAAGCGCGCGGACGTGGACAAGGTCACGAGGGCACGCGCTGTCGCTGCCCGCTACGAAGCCCACAAAGTCTTCCACCACTCGTCTCTCAAGGGCTCCGACTTCGAGGTCGAGCTCCTGCAGTTCCCCAAGGGCCACGACGACATGATCGACGCCCTGGGGCACGCCATGGAAACAGGCGGTGGAGCGTTCTGGTACGGGAAGGCGGGATGAAGACACTCGAATTCCGAGATGGCGAGCAGGACGTTCCTGATCACGTCGCCATCTTGATGAAGGGCCTGCGGACGTGGGAGATGACCTACATCCAGGCGAAAGCCGTGGCCAATGAGCGACTAACCAAGCAGGCGTTGCTGGATGCACAGCAAGACCTGATCAAGCAGCATTTCAAGCGCGATGGCTCGTAAATTCCCTCTCGTTCCGCTCATCGACTCCCTGACCACGGCAAAGGGCCGGGAGCAGATGCGCAACATGCTCTATAAGGCACCGAAGTCCTCGCCGAAGCGCATCCCCGATGTGTCTACGGCGGTCTCTCGGCAGTGGAACGGGAAGGTAGGAAAGTCGAATGTACAGCTCTTCCGGCACTGGGCGGAGCACTCAGAGTGGGTAGCGGGCGCGATCGGCATCCGCCGCAGTCAGGTCTCCTCTGCGGAGTGGGGGATCGAGCCCTACGACAACACGAAGCCGTACTCCAAGCGGCTCGCCAAGCGTATCTACGATTTCATCAGCAATCCGAACCCTGCTGTCGATGGGTTCCGTGGTTTCATCGAGCCGGTTGTGGAAGACATCCTCACACTCGATG